CTAGATGATGGCTTAGAGCAAAGACAGCCCAAGAGCTATATGCTCCCATGGGTTGCCCGACACAGTATTTTACTGTTTTGGACTCCCAAGGGACATAGAACTCATGGTCCGTTAATGCTTCAAGCCAGGCCTTACCATACTCAGGATCTACAATCTCTCCTAGGATGAAACTCTGCAGTTCTGCAGGGAATCTATCTGTGGCGGATTGGAGATCAAGGGAATGATAAGGTCCCGTCGGTGCTAGCCACTTATTCCAACCTCCTTGATTAAAAGTACAATCCCCGTTGAACTTCTTCAACATCCGGAAAATCCGGTTGTGGAGGGGTTTCAGCGCGGTTTGTGTCCAATAATCAAGGACAGCAATGATCCGGCACTTACCTTCTGGGTCGTTGACAATAGAAAGTTTCCGAATTAGATTATTTTCTCTAACTCGGAACTTCTTATTCCAACTTCCCATTGGGTAACCTCGCAAGTCCTCCATGTATTCTTGTAATACCTTCCCGCCAAGAACCCGTAGATTTTCTACGAGGCTTGCCGGTAGGATTCCAAGTTCATACATGGAGCTTACGAGAGCTTGACCATTGGGGGATTTGTGGGTTGTTAGGTGAGGGCTATCCCACTCAGGTCTATCCATCTTCAGCCGTAAGGCTTGGATGACCTGTTTCAGTTCTTCCTTAAGGAGGGAGTAATCCCCCCCTGAGAAAGGAGCTGTTACAGATGTTAGATCTGGACTGCTTCGAGCAGGGATTACCTTTGACACTAGTAATAGAGTCATAAGTAGTCTCTTTTCGTTAGTAGTCCCGTCAACTAACTCTTGGAGATTACCTAGACATCTAGGTAGCCCCCTTGAATTAATTGATAGAGAGGGATAGTTGGAAACCTTAAGTGGAGTCCCAGCGAGGTACCGGGTCACATGAAGCCGGATCTGTTTGATCCGCCGACATGTATCCAGTGCCCCTCTAGTCTTCACCCAAAGTTCCACCTGACCTAACCACGGAGTAATGTACTTCTCTGTTGGCAAATTTCCTAAGTACCAGTACCCGATCCATTTAACGATGGACGCGTATCGGTTTAGAAAATTTGTTGACGTGATTGTTCATACTTCTTAGCATAGCGAGAAACCTAGCTACCTACCTCGAGTAGGGGGTTAGGGGACGAGCCTTCCCCTTCTCTGGTGATTCAACACTAGAGGAGAGGATAACTTGGTCTCCTGGGACAGCTATACTCCTGGCGGCTATCGCCATCGAAATGGGTGCCTGATGACCAGGGTGAGATTGTCGACCTCACCTTAACGATGAGCTCTTCCTCCTCCCAAGGA